GGAATCCGAGCCGAATTGGTAGAAGATTTCATGACAGGCCTCAAGAATCTCTTTACAGAGCATTACATTGACATTCCAGAAGAGAAAGTTGACCTTGTTGACGATCTATTTGAGAAAGTTGAAGAACTAGAGCAAAAACTTGATGAGTCTATTAACACAAGTGTAGACATCAAAAAAGAGCTTGCTGAGTATAAAAAGGCTGAAACTTTGAGAGAAGTTTCAGAAGACCTAGCCGATACCGAAAAAGAAAAACTAGGTAAATTGGCTGATGGAATAGATTTTGAAGACAAGTCTCAATATTCTGAGAAACTTGAAGTCATTAAGGAAAATTATTTTCCTAAGCAACAGTCGGAAACAATTACAGAAGAATTGGAAAATACTGAAGTAGAAGAACAAGATAGTTCAGAACCAAGTACTGATCCAGTTATGAAGAGATATGTTTCCTCATTAACTCGTTTTAACAAATAACATTTTAGGAGATTAAAAAAAATGTATCTAGCTGAAGATCTACAACAAAAGTGGGCACCGGTCTTGGATCATGAAGATATGCCCAAGATTAAAGACCCATACAAAAGAGCGGTTACCGCCGTTCTTTTGGAAAATCAAGAAAAAGCCATGGCGGAACAGGCAAATATGGAAGGCCGCGGTTCCTTGATGGAGGCAGCAACATCTTTAACCAGCCTTGCTCCAACAGCAAGTTCGTCTGGTGGAGTACAATATCAAGACCCAGTTTTGATTTCCATGATTCGTAGAGCAATGCCTAATTTGGTTGCTTATGATGTTTGTGGTGTTCAACCAATGACTGGGCCTACAGGACTTATTTTCGCAATGCGTCCTAGATATGATTCACAAGGTGGTGCTGAAGCCATGTACAGTGAACCAGAATCCACACATTCTGGTGACGCTGGAGATGATATGGTCAGCTCCGGAGCAGGTGCACAAGCAGCAGCTCAGGGTGGAACATACTCCGCAGTATTGGGTGTAGGTAACTCAACGGCAACTGCTGAAACTTTCGGTCTTACTGGAACTTCTGGTACAGCTGCTGAAGATTTCCAGCAAATGTCATTCTCAATTGACCGTGTAACTGTTACAGCTAAGACACGTGCACTCAAGGGTGAGTACTCGATGGAATTGGCACAGGATCTTAAAGCCGTTCACGGTTTGGATGCTGAAACAGAACTTGCTAACATTCTCTCACAAGAGATTTTGGCAGAGATTAACCGCGAAGTTATCCGTACCATTTATTTTGGTGCAGAGCACGGAGCACAACACAATACATCAACAGCTGGTGTGTTTGACCTTGATGTTGACTCTAATGGACGTTGGTCTGTTGAGAAATTCAAAGGTCTGATGTTCCAAGTAGAACGTGATGCAAATGCAATCGCAAAGGCAACACGTCGCGGAAAAGGTAACCTCATCATCTGTTCTTCAGACGTTGCTTCTGCTCTAGCCATGGGTGGAATGATGGACGCAGCAGGAATTGATGACACAGGTAACACATTCGTTGGAACACTCAACGGCCGTTACAAAGTTTATGTTGATCCATATTTCAGTGCGTCAGCAACTAACTTTGTCTGTGTAGGTTACAAAGGTTCATCTGCTTATGATGCAGGTCTCTTTTACTGTCCTTACGTTCCATTGCAAATGGTTCGTGCGGTTGGTGAAAGTTCCTTTCAACCAAAAATTGGTTTCAAGACACGTTACGGACTCGTAACCAATCCATTTGGAAACAGTGGTGGCACCGGAGCCTTGACTGCCAACGCTAACTACTACTACAGATTGATCAGAATTGACAATTTGATGTAAGTTAAGTCTTTAGGAGTTATTACCCCTAAAGAACGTGAGAAGGGTGATTACTTAATTGTAGTCACCCTTTTTTTTTGTCCTAACTAAATATTACAGAAAGGATATTCCATTTATGGCTGCATTACGAGATCAACCAACCAATATTAGTTTTTTAAGTCCTATTGGGTTTAAATTTCAACTTAACAATTTTCCAGAAGTAAATTATTTTGTTCAATCTGCTACTTTGCCTGGGATTTCAATATCTGCTATTGATGTTCCTACAGCATTAAAAACTATAGCAATTGCTGGGGATGAAGTTACTTTTGAAGAGTTGTCAATAAAATTCATAGTAGATGAAAATATGAAAAATTGGTTAGCTATTTATGATTGGATTATCGGACTTGGATTTCCAACTGAAGAGGGTCAAAAAAAATATAAAAAATTATCAGAAAACTCAGAGTTGACTACTGACGCAACTTTAACCGTTTTAACAGGGAATATGAATCCACAGATAAATTTCATATTTCAAGAATGTTTTCCATTAAGTCTTTCTTCAATTGCATTTGATAGTGGTGGAACAGATATAGATTATGTTACTGCAGATGTTTCTTTTCGTTATGATGTTTATACAGTTGAAAACCTACTCAACAATGACCCATCATACGAAGGAAAACCAGTTTAATTATTATTTAAGGAGGTGATTTGAAACTTGAAGATATTCAAGAACTTTGGCATAGAGATCGTGAAATTGATTATACAGAATTGGGCACAGAATCCATTCGTATCCCGCTAATTCACGACAAATATCTTAAAATTTTTACTGATGAACGAATCAGACTAAAAGGAGTTGAGTTTGAACTATCTAAAATAGTTCGGGCTAAGACTGAGTATTATTCTGGTAAAATGTCTCAAGAAGAACTTGAACAACGTGGATGGGAACAATATTTGGGAAGACTTCTCAAGAATGAAATAGTTAAATATATTGAATCAGACGATGATGTACTCAAATTGAAACAACAATTAGTAGTTCTACAGGAAAAAGTAAACTATCTGGACTCTGTTATTAGAATGATAAACAATCGGGGATTTCAAATAAAGAATGCTTTGGATTGGTTGAAATTTACAAATGGAAATAATTAACATATCTAAAAAAAATGAAGTCTATATCAAGATAGATTCTGAAGCTTCAACTGCTCAGGAAATATGTGACCATTTTACTTTTATGGTGCCTGGCTACACATTTATGCCAGCATATCGTAATAGACTTTGGGATGGAAAGATAAGGCTTTTTAATGTTCATAACCGCCTTCTTTATGGAGGATTGTTTGAACATCTTTGTAAATTTCTCTATACCAGAGACTACAAAGTTAAGTTTGATTCAGATTTTAATAATGAAAAAATAAAGATTAAGAAAGATTTTATAGATTCATTAAAGTTACCAGTAATCCCTAGAGATTATCAGATGATTGCTGCCAACCATGCCCTGTCCCACCACAAAGCACTTTTACTTTCACCAACAGCTTCAGGTAAATCTTTGATTATCTATATACTTATAAGGTATTTGAATTTGAAGACTCTTATTTTAGTTCCTACTATATCTCTTGTTTCTCAAATGTATAATGATTTTAGACAATATGGATTTGATGTAGCAAACAACTGTCATACGGTTTTTGCTGGAAGAGATAAAGGTTCTGAACTGCCTATCATAATATCAACATGGCAGTCAATTTATAAGATGCAACAAAAATACTTTGAACAATATGAACTTGTGATTGGTGATGAAGCTCATGGTTTTAAGTCAAAATCTCTCACATCTATAATGACCAAATGCATTAATGCAAAATATCGTATAGGAACAACTGGAACATTAGACGGAACACTAACTCATAGATTGGTCTTAGAGGGGCTATTTGGTAAGACTTTTAAAGTCACATCAACAAAGAAACTTATAGACAGTAAACATCTATCACCCTTTACTATCAAAGCAATTTTACTAAAACATCCAGATTCAATATGTCATGATCTTAGGAACATAAGTTATCAAGAAGAATTAGATTATTTGATAAATTCTGAAGCAAGAAATACATTTATAAAAAAAATAGTTCTAGATTTAAAGACTAATACACTTCTTTTATTTCGTTTTGTTGAAAAACATGGAAAGATACTTTACGATATGATAAAGGAAGAATCAAATGGTAGAACAATATTTTTCGTTCATGGAGGAACGGATGCAGATACAAGAGAACAAATTAGACATATCGTTGAATCAGAACGAAATGCAATCATCGTTGCTAGTTACGGCGTATTTAGTGTTGGCGTCGATATTAGGAATCTTCATAACATCGTCTTTGCTAGTCCTTCTAAAAGTCGGGTTAGAAATCTTCAGTCAATAGGCCGAGGATTACGAAAATCTAAAAAGAAAGATATAGCTACATTGTATGATATTGCTGATGATCTGTCTTATGGTAGTAATCACAACTATACATTAGATCATTTTGAGGAAAGAAAAAAAATATATAAGGAAGAACGATTTACTGTAGCTGAATACGTTGTACAATTGAAGACTTAATAAACGAATCATTCATTTAACCCCTACACTAGTATTATATCACCTGTCAAGAGCTTTGTCAAGTGGTTGACAACACTTAGGTATTATGTTATAATATATGAAATGACAACTTATTATAGGAGGGTCGATTGGCAAAACCAAAATCAATACATTACATAGATAATGAAAAGTTTTTGAAAGAAATGATAATATATAAACGTGGATTTGATGAGGCTAAATCCAGAGATGAACTTCCACCCATGATTTCAGAATATCTTGGTGAATGTTTCATGAAAATAGCACAACGACTTTCTTTTAGACCTAATTTTATAAATTATGCTTTTAAGGATGATATGATTTCAGATGGTATTGAAAATTGTGTTCAATACATAAAGAATTTTAATCCAGAAAAATCATCTAATCCATTTGCATATTTTACTCAAATTATCTACTATGCTTTTATTAGAAGGATTCAGAAAGAGAAAAAACAACTTTATATAAAATATAAAACTATGGAAAGCACTCCATCTTTATCTGAAAATGTAGAATTGTCTGCAAATGACAGTGATAAAGGATATAACCAAGAAACATTAAATGCTGACCAAAAGGCTAATATGTATAACTTTATCAAAAACTTTGAGGATGCAAAGAAGGCGAAGAGTGTAGCTAAAAAACCAGTTAAAACCACTAACCTTGAATATTTTATGGTAACAGTATGAAGAATCCACATTTTACATCCAATAATAAAGTAGCAATAATTAATGATACACATTTTGGAGCTCGTAATGACAGTCAAGCTTTCACGAATTACTTTAGAAAGTTCTTTGAAGATGTATTTTTTCCTACTTTAGAAGAGCGGGGAATTAGAACCATTATTCACATGGGCGATGTTGTTGATAGGCGTAAGTTTATCAACTGGAAAACGGTATACCAAATGAGGGAGATGTTCTTTGATCAATGCTTTGGTAGATATATAAATCTTCATCTAATAGTCGGAAACCACGATACTTACTTTCGTAATACAAATCTAGTAAATAGTTTGGACAGTCTTCGCTTAGAGGACAATCATCAGTTTCATGTTTATACTGAATCTACAGAAATTGAAATAGATGGAACTAAACTTTTTATACAACCTTGGATATGTGATGAAAACAAAGAACAATCCCTCAAAGCTATAGAAGAAACAACTGCTCAAGTATTATTTGGACACTTAGAAGTTAAAGGTTTTGAAATGCATGCAGGTCAGTATAGTCAAAGTGGTATTGATGCAAGTATATTCAAAAAGTTTGATATGGCTTTTAGTGGTCACTTTCATCACAAGTCTGATAATGGCAACATCTATTATCTTGGTAATCAATATCAAATAACTTGGTCTGATTATAAAGATACAAAAGGATTTCATATATTTGATACAGAAACCAGAGAAATAGAATTCATTCAAAATCCCTTTGAGATGTTTCATAAGATTTATTATGATGATGAAAAGATGACTCTGGAATCTATTCAGAATGAAGACTATTCAGTTTATAAAGGTTGCTATATAAAAATAGTAATAGTGAATAAAAAGAATCCATTTTGGTTTGATACTTTGATGGATAAACTTTATGCTATTGATGTGGCTGATATTTCAGTTGTAGAGAACTTTGACCAAGATTTAGATATTGAAGATGATATGATAAATGAAGCAGAAGATACACTCACCATTCTTTCCAAATATGTCAATTCATTAAATATAGATAATAAAAAAGAACTTGACAATTTATTAATTTCACTATATAATGAATCATTAACTTTAGAAACAGTATGACAATAATAAACCAAAGGAGCTCATAATGACTAATTATGACATGGATGAAATTGAAAGACAAAGAGAAAGAGAAAGAAGAAGTAGAGGAATTAAACCAAACTGGCCTCAGTCAGTTGAACTTGGTAAAGATGAAACACCTTACACAGCAGTTGATATAGAACTTTCAGATGATGATTTTAAGAGGGTTGCTCTTCAGGCACATGAAAGAGATATTACTTTCAATAAGATGGTAGGACTCATATTGAAAGATGGGTTAGGTAAATCAGAATATAGATTTGAGCATGATAATAAACCTCAACTTCTTAATGAGGATAAGTGATACAATTTGAAACTATTCGTTGGAAGAACTTTTTAAGTACTGGCAACGTTTTTACTGAAGTAGCACTTAACAAAAATTCAAATACTCTGATAATTGGTGACAATGGTGCGGGTAAGTCTACTATACTAGATGCTTTAACTTTTGGATTATTTGGTAGACCATTTAGGTCAGTCAATAAGGCACAACTTATCAATTCCATAAATCAAGGTGGAACTGTTGTAGAAATTGAATTTAGTATCGGTAGTAAAAAGTATATAGTAAAAAGAGGTATAAAGCAGAACTTTTTTCAAATATATTTGGATGGTTCTCTTTTAAATCAAGACGCAGCTGTTAGAGATTATCAAGAATTCCTTGAGAAAACTGTTCTAAAATTAAATTATAAGTCTTTCACTCAGATTGTTCTTTTGGGTAGTTCTTCTTTCATTCCCTTTATGCAACTCAAAACTTCTGATCGTAGAGCTATCATTGAGGATCTTCTTGACATTGAAATTTTTTCTGTAATGAATCAACTTCTCAAAAGTAAAGTTGTTATTAACAAAGATAATACAGGAACAGTTGATATTTCACTTGGATTGGCTAGAGGGGAAGAGAAATCGACTAAACATTTAATTGAAAAGCTTAAAGAAAATAAAACTTCTCAAATTAAAAAAAATAAAAAAGACATAAAAGAGCATGAAAATTATCTGGAAGATTATAAAAAGAAAAATACAGAAATTGATCAAGAAATTGAAAAATTTCATGTATCTATATCTGATGAATCTAAAGTAAGAGAAGAAGTTAAATCATTACTTACTTATAAGAGCGATATTGAAAGAGGTATTCTTCAATCTGAAGAAGACATAGAGTTTTACGAAAATAACAAAGAGTGTAATGTATGTCGGCAAGATATACCAGAGGATTTTCGTGAAAAAATGATTGAACTTTTTCATGGTAAGATGCACCAGATGAGCAGTGGAGTAGTTAAATTGGGTGAGAAACTTAGTGAAATGAAACATAGAACTGATGATATTGATAAAGTTCTTGGAAAAATACAAGGGTTTAAAAATGATATAATAAAAAATCAAAACAGTATACAAGTATGTACTCAATATATCAATAAGGTTTCTAATCAGAATGATGAAATATCACAAATGATAGATGATATAGATATTAAGAAATCTACACTTGAAAGTATAAAAGAAAATATTGAGGCATATACTGAAGAGAGGGAAGAGTTATCAAAAGAAAAACATCTGTATGAACTAGCAACAACTCTTCTTAAAGATACAGGAATTAAGACTCGTATTATTAAACAGTATCTTCCAATTATTAATAAACTGATAAATAAATATTTGTCAGCGATGGATTTTTACATCACATTTGAACTTGATGAAAATTTTAATGAAACTATAAAATCAAGACATCGTGACGAATTTACTTATGCCTCTTTTAGTGAAGGGGAAAAAATGAGAATAGATCTTGCTCTTCTTTTCACTTGGAGAGCTGTCGCTAAACTGAAAAATAGTGTAAACACTTATTTATTAGTACTTGATGAAGTATTTGATAGTTCCCTTGATGGTAT